ATTATAACTCATATTACCCTCCTATAGTTGGCCCCGAATGTCGGAGCATTAAAAACCTGGGTACTAAAATAAAGAAACAAACAATAAGTTTGTTTCCTGAATATGAATGTTCGCTTTTTTGGTGGGATTCCAAGTTAACTATTTGCGCTCTTGGATCTTCTGGGTTTCTATTTCATCCACAACACCAACGGTAAAACCTAGTTGCGAAAGAAACGAAGCCTTTTGAGTTCCTGAATCGTCAACCCCAAGCCGTTTGACTCGATGGTGACAATTTGCAGGCAATGCGCCTTTAATTCGCGGGTCCATGGCACTGTCGGCAAATTCAGCGGAATCAGTATCGGGATCATAATCCCCGACCAACTTCTTTAATTGGCCGTAACCGCCTTCTGTTACTTGTTTCATAATGCCGTTAGCCTTCGAGCTAACTTCGACCAATCTCCCCGACTTGTCCCGTTTGGGATTCTCGCGGGTTCCTTCAACAGTGATGATTTGAACGACATACTTTTCCTGGGTTCCTCTTGGCATGATATATTCTCCCTATACTTTTGGGTAAGGGAATCCCACCAAAGAAACGAACATCCATATTCAGTTGTCAAAAAGCTACCCAAACTGGGCAACCACTTCAGGAAGGAAACCGGGCCGAACATCCAACCGCGCACCGGGCTTCCCGAACTGGGTTCAAGATCTAGACTACCGAATTGGGGTATTGAGTCAAGCTTTGGGAGTGGAAAAAACGGTTTTCTTCGATGACGATTCTGTTTGACAATCCCCCCGGACTCTGATCCCTGCCGTGCGTCATTCCTGGGGTTATGACGCACCCCCTGTCATCGGAAAACGTTTAAAAACGACGGGTCCCATATGCCCCCGGAGGGATCGCGCGGATCAGCCGCCCCTAGCAATAAGGTTCCACAAAATTTGTGAGCAAATTTAAAGCTCTGTATAGCGCGATACACAGAGATTGTGCTAGTGTTTTACGAATTAACACTTACTTCCCAAAAAAATCCTGCAAAATTTGTGGCTCTCGGTACGAAAAACGGGTGGATGAGTTGCTTATTACCACGAATAACCTACCAAAAGCCTACACTTTTATCGCAAAAGAATTTGATATGACCCGAAACATGGTTAAAAAACACGCTTCCCACGCTATTGATAAAGTATCCTCGGAAGAATCATACGGACCAAAGATCTTAGGGAAGCTAGATCACATATTGAATGAGGCTTCGGATATTATTGACGAGGCCAGACACGCTGAAGCGTATAGCGCGGCACTAAACGGCATTAAGATTATTGGCGGCTTGCTAGAAACTCAGGCCAAATTATTGGGACTTCTATCTCCTAATTCTTCCAAGAGCGTACACGTACACGTAGCTGTGCCCCCGGAAGAGGTAGCAAAGATGGCAGATGACTACCGAAAAACAGTAGTAGACTTGGAACCTAGTGAACGAGAGCCAGACCCAAATAGCGACGACTGAGTTTGCCCGAAACAGTCTGGCCGCATACGCTAGACTCCACTGGCCTCAGTTTGAACGCCCTAAACACATCGAGGCATTAACTCGTATTTTGCACGACGTAGATACTGGCAAACGTGACCGAGTAATTATCACTATGCCTCCTCGCCACGGCAAATCTAATCTGTGTAGCCAATTCTTCCCTGCGTGGTATTTGGGTAGGCACCCCGACGAGTACGTCATTTGCAGTTCTTACGCTCAGAACCTAGCAGACGACTTTGGGCGCAAAGTGCGTAACTTGCTGGCCGACCCGGTACACTCCTCTGTTTTCCCCGAATCCAAGTTGTCTGAAGACTCCGCATCAGTGCAGAGATTTGCCACAACGGGAGGCGGTCAGTATTTTGCTGTGGGGCGCGGCGGTTCGATCACTGGCCGTGGTGGACACCTTATCATTGTAGACGACCCGATTAAGGACAGAGAAGAAGCAAACTCTGAGCGTATTCGGCAGCAGCTACACGATTGGTTTACAAGTGTTGTGTATACCCGACTTATGCCGGGTGGAAAGATTCTCGTCATCCAGACTCGCTGGCACGAAGACGACCTTGCCGGGTGGCTATTGCGGGAACACGCATCTGACGGCTGGGAACTATTTAATATGCCAGCTATCGCTGAAAAGGATGAGTTGTGGCGAAAAACAGGGGAAGCTCTTTGGCCTGAGCGATACCCGGTAGATGTAGAAGAAGGGTCAAACGGTTCTTCTTTGACTCGTATTCGCAAAGCCATCGGCAGCGCAGATTTCAATAGTTTGTATCAGCAGCGTGTTGGTGCGGCTGACGGCGAGACATTTAAAGAAGCGTGGCTAAACGAAAGTTTATATACAAACATCAATCACCACTCGATGTCCAAGTATATCCTAGTTGACCCTGCCAACAGTAAAAAGAAGCGAAGCGACTTCACGGCAATGATTGTCGTTGGCCTTGGTGCCGACCGCAACATTTACGTATTGGATATTATCAGGGACAAATTGTCACTTACCGAGAGAGCAGACAAACTTTTCTATTTGCACCGTAAGTGGAAGCCAGTTCGCACAGTAGTATATGAGCAGTATGGCGCACAGGCAGACGCGGCATATATGCAAGAGAAGATGGAGCAATTGTCATATAGGTTCCGGCTCCAGCCTATTGGGGGAACATTGTCGAAGGTTGAGAGAGTAAGGCGTTTGGTTCCTTGGTACGAGAACCGAAGAGTACTAATGCCTAAGACTTTGTGGTATAGAGATTACCTCGGGGAAGAGAACGACCTAATTAAGTTGTTTAAGGAAGAGGAGTATTTAACTTTTCCCAATGGTCATCACGACGATATGTTAGATGCCCTGTCTAGGATCTTGGACGACAAGGTGCAGCTAGACTGGCCGATGACAGAAGAGGAACTAACGGCTGAGTCAGATTTCAGTGACACAGAAGGAAGTTGGATGGGGGCATGAAGAAAGAGTTTTCAGAAGCTCAAAAACTGGCAGTAAAGAAAAACTTGGAAAAGGCTCGTGCGGCACGGGCGCGTAAGAAAGCAGCTAAGGAGGCTAGCTTGGTAGTTGGCGTAGACCTTACCGACGTAGAAGAGAGCTACCGTAAGTTGTTGACGACGATGGCGGTACGCATGGGATCTGGCGAAATTACAAAAGACTGCTGTGTTCTTTGTGAGCGAGACTATATTCCCGGCCACATTAACTTGTGTCCTTGTCAGGATGCGTGGAAGTCTTTGGAGAAGTTGGAGAAATTGAATGGCGATAGAAAGCGTGGAGAAGCTGGATCTACTAACGTGGATCAAGGATTCTCTGAAGCAGTCCTCGGATAGTTTAATCCATTGGCAGAAAGAAGCTAAAGAGTCTGATGACTTTGTAGCGGGGCATCAATGGGAAGAGTCCGACATTACTCGAATGAAGGAAGTGCAGAAGCCTGCAATTACTTTCAATCGAATCGCTCCTATGGTCAATGCTATTCTTGGGACCGAGATCCAGCATCGCCAGAAGATGATCTTTACTCCCCGCAAGCCGACAAACGAAGAAGCGGCGGGTGCAGCGGATTTGGCTACGGACGCTTATACGTGGGTGTTGGACCAGTGCGGTGGAGAGTACGAAAGGACACAAGCCTTCCGCGACATGATTGTTCGTGGTATTGGGTGGGTAAACATTCGGATTGACTATGAGTCAGATCCAGAGGGCAAAATTATTCTGGAGAGGACGGATGGACAGGAGATGCTTTATGATCCTGACTCCCGCAAACAGAACTTAGAAGACGCTCGCTGGGTTTGCCGTAGACGACTGATGCCTCCGGGGGAGTTGAAAGAACTCTGGCCCGACAAGGCCGACGAAGTACGCGCTGACGTAGCTTCTAACGAAGACATTAGTGCCATTGGCCCGTTTGGTATGTCAGACCGTCCTACTAAGATTATTAACAAAGCACCCGATCATTATAGCGAAGGGGTGCAAAGCGTAGTTGCTGGCGACAGCCTTAATAGCACTAAACAGGCGCAGTATCTTGTGTCGGAGTTCCAGTGGCGAGAGCGTAAGACTGTTTACCGTTTCGTGGACGAGAATCAGGAGATGGTTCTTGTAGACGAGAGTGAATTTTCTGAGCTTAAGGCTACGTGGAAAGACCTTGGTGTTGAGGCACCTGCGGTAATCAAGCAATACCGTTGGCAGTATAAAAGAGCGTATGTAACGGGCAACGTCATTTTGCAGGAAGACGATTTGCCCTTTGGCTTTTTCACGTACCTGCCTATGACCTGCTATTGGGACGACAAGTCCAAAGTTTGGTATGGCCTTGTCCGTGCGATGAAAGACCCACAGCGCGGAGCGAACAAGTATTTTTCTGCTGGAGTACACTTGTTCAATGTCAGTCCTAAAGGAACGATGCTGGCTGAGAGTGGGGCATTTGTTAATCCGGGCAAAGCCACAAATGATTGGGCAAAGCCGGGAGCAATTGTACATCTAAAGCCGGGAGCCTTGGCACAGGGTATGGTTAAGGTTGAGCCTGCCCCATCTTTCCCTGAAGCGGCCACAACGATGATTCAATTTAGTATTGAGTCGTTGCGTGACGTTACTGGCATCAACATGGAGATGATGGGTCAGTCAGAAGGTCAGGAAGCTGGCACGGCAATTAGCAAACGTCAGACACAAGGTTTGACGATCATGGCACCTATCTTCCATGCCTTTGCCAGATACCGAGAAAAAGAAGCTCTTGCGGTACTTGATTTCCTACGAATGTTTTTGACTGACGGTAGGTGGGTACGTATTGGTGGGCCGTATAACTCTCAGTACTTGCAGCTTGTGCAAGACAGCCTTTCGGATAGCTATGATCTTTCACTTGATGACGCACCTACCGACCCTAATCAAAAAGCGGCGGTCTGGGAAAATCTCCAACCTCTCCTTCCGATGCTTATTCGGCAGGGATCTTTCCCAATTGCATTGTTGGATTACGCTCCACTCCCTTCATCTGTCGTATCTTCTATCAAGAGAGAGATTGAGAGCCTTAAACAGCAGGGCGAGCAGACACCGGAACCTGTCAAGAAAGACATGAACCCCGAGTACATTGCGGCTGAAGTTGAGCTAAAGAAAGCTAACGCCGAATTGAGCAGGGCTAGAGCGCAAGCCCTTACTACAGAGTCGCAAATGGATATTGCTACTCAGTCTCAAACGATTCAGTTGCGCGAAGAAGATGCGGAAATTCAAAGACGCATGGGTGACGACAACACGCTCGATCAGGTAGCTAATGTATCTAAGCTGAACGAGCCTAAAGGAACTGGCATTAAGTCAGACAGCAGGTGATAAGATGCCAAATCTTGGCACAGTAGAATTAGATAAAGTTACCGGAGAAGAAAAAATTTCCGGCATGGTTCCCCCGGATCAAGTAGCAGAAATGCTTGGGGCCGACCCGCAGTTGGCGTACACCGATCCCGCAATAGCTACGCGCATGGTTGAGCTTGTGGCTAATTCGGACAACCTTGTTTTGCTTGGCGACCCGGAAATGTTTTCGCCCGAAGTGTTGGAAATTGTTGGTCCGTTTTTGGAAGACGCTAGCCCAGAAGAATCCGAGATGATGTATGGCGAAACTGAGGGTGCCCCGATGGAAGCAGAAGCCCCAGTTGAGATGACATCTACGGAATCGGTAAACCCCATGACAGGTACGCAAACAGCTACCGAAACGGTTTCTGCTGATCTTGGCGATTCTGCAAAGCAAGTTACGGCAGAGCAATTGGCAAAGATTCTTAACGAGGGTGGATCGCCCGAAGAAGGCCAAAAGGAAGCTATGTTGTCCTTGCTGGCAGAATTGACTGGAGGAACTGGTGGAAACTAAAAAAGGTAAGAAGTGTGTAAAGTGTACCAAAGAGAGTGCTGCTCGAATGGTAAATAATAAAATGTATAATAAGGATAGTAAGTAATGGGATTTTTTGAGGACGATAGCGCAGCGGAAGAAACGTCTGAGGGTATGCAGTTTGAAATGCAGTTTGAAGAATCTTCTGCCCCAGCAGCAGAAGATATGTTTTCTGATGAAGCTGCTACGGCTGAAGAACCGGGCCATGACCCGCAGGCTATTGAAGACAATAGCCCTCCTACCTCTGTTCCTTTGCAGGAGCTTATTGCAGAGAGGCGCAAGCGTCAGGAGATCGAGTCTGAGATTCAAGAACAGCGTCAAAATAATGCCGTTCTTAATGAGCGCGTTCGCAATCTTTGGGAAAATCAGCAAAGAGCGCAGCAACAGCAACAGCAACAAGTTGCTCCAGAAGAAATTCCCGACCCCGACGAAGATCCGTTGGGACACGCTAACTATAAAATTAACAAACTAGAGGCGCAGCTTCGTGGGGTAGCTGCACAGGCCCAGCGCCAAGCCCAAGAAGCGCAGCAAAACGCCCAGCAGACTGCCCAACAAACAGAGCAAAACAGTATTGTTACGCAGTCTCAAAACCTTCAGACGCAGTTCGCTGCCCAGCAGCCCGATTATTGGGATGCGTATGAGTTCTTGGAAAAAACTCGCTCTCAAGAGCTAGAAGCTATGGGCTATAACGAGCAGCAAGTTGCTGAAGTTGTAGCGAATGAGCGCGGCATGATTGTTACGCAATCTTTGCAGAGAGACGCTAATGGGCGAATAACTGGCTGGACGCAAAACCCTGCGGAAGTAGCATATAACCTAGCTAAAATGAGGGGTTACGGCGCAGCAGCGCCTGCTCCCGCACCCGTAGCCCAAGTGTCTGCACAGGATAAGTTTAACATGGCGGCTAATGGACAAGTATCTGCCACGGGAGTCGGTAGTTCTGGACGGGGTGCGCCTGCTGGCGGTGCGCCTACCTTGGAAAGTATTGCTAATATGTCTGATTCTGAGTTTGAGAAGTTCAGTCGTAGCAATCCGGGTATTATTGAAACGCTGTTGTCTAACGGCTAGGGGTTGTGCAGCCTTTTTAAATGTGCATACTATAAGATAATTCGCGAAGGTCGGCGCGTTGTTTCGACTAGCTCTGGTAGCTTTACAACCTGTTTAGCGCGGCGTTGGCGCGTAATACAACGCAGTTCCGGGCAACTATAGAGTCCGAGAGTCGGTCCTCGACGACAAAAAGAAAATAAAATTAACCTAAACTAAGGAGATCATAATGGCTGGAACCAGCTTTAGCGAAAGCAATGAACTCACTGTAAAGGTTTGGGCCAAGAAACTTTTTGTCGAATCTCTTAAGCAGACGATTCTCGACAAGTTCATTGGAACAAGCGCAGACAGTGCCATTGTTGTAAAAGACGAACTTTCTAAGATGGCAGGCGACCGTATTCGGTATGGCCTGCGGATGCAGCTTGCCGGTGACGGTGTGCGCGGCGACTCTACCCTTGAGGGTAACGAAGAGGCGCTGACGACCTACACGGACGCTGTGTTCATTGACCAGCTTCGCCACGCGGTGAAGGTGATTGGCAATATGTCCCAGCAGCGTGTCACGTTTGACATTCGCTCTGAGGCGCAGAGTGGCCTTGTTGATTGGTGGGCAGATCGTTTCGATACGTCCCTGATGAACCAGATGACTGGCAACGTGGGTCAGAGCGACCAGCGTTATTCGGGTCTGAACGCGGTCAGCGATTTCTACGGCGGCGGCAACGCCGCCTTGTCCAACGGAGATCCAGTTCCTCTTGAGGCTCGCGGTATTCTTGGCGGCAACAACACGGTTTTGGGTACTGTTGCTCAAAACTCTGCATGGACCGCCTACGAAGACACTCTCAAGGGAGTCACCGACAACACCCACAACTTTAACCTCTCGATGCTTGACGCTGCGGTGGTTAAGGCTCGCACCCTTTCCACTCCGATTCGCCCAATCAAGATGAACGGCATGGAGTGTTACGTTGCGATTCTTCACCCGTATCAGGTTCTTGATCTTCGTCGTAACACCTCGACGGGTCAGTGGCTTGACATTCAGAAGTCGGCCTTGATGGGTGGACAGATCGCTAACAACCCGATCTTCACGGGTGCGGTTGGAATGTACAACGGCGTTATTATCCACGAAGATGCGCGTGTCCCGTATTC